GGTTTTCTGAGGAGTTTTGCCAGGAGCAGATGAAAGAACCCAACTTTTATCCCCCCGAGGGCACACCCATCAAACTTTATTCCGGGATTTGGTGGGAACGTTATTCCGCAGGAACATTGCCCCCTGATGCGCCCATGCCGCTCAGAGCAGAGATATGGTGGGAAAGACATCTCTCCGAGGAGCATTTGCCATCCTTTCTCTGCCCTTATTGTAAAGATCTTGGCTCCGGGAAGGGTGCTCGGGCTCGCGGCGGTCGGGGAGGACGAGTGCGCTTGAAGACGCCGGGTCGAGGGGCGAAGAAGCCCTCGACTAAAAAGAAAGAGGCCCGAGCCAAGAGAGTGGTTAAGCTCAAGAAACAAAAAGAGATCCTCCAGAAGATTGATGGAATCGAGGGGAAAATAGGAGGACCCGTGATTCAGGGGCGCGGGGATTACAAAACTGGCCGAGCCAAGAAACTCGGGCAAAACTGGGGAGGGCAGCTCGGAACCAAGATCGGCGGGTGGCTGGGAGGTGCTGCAGATGCACTGTTTGGCAGCATCATTGGAGCTGGTGATTATGCTGATATTGAACCGCCCATAGCTATTGCCAACAATTCTATCATGGGGATCACCACACCCGCCGCTGCCAACGTGCCAATGATGCACAGAGATAAAGAGAGCACACGTATCACACACCGTGAGTATATTGGAGACATTGGAATGACTACAGCCTTTTACAACGGGCTGCAACTCAACATATCGCCAACGACAAAAACACTCTTTCCGTGGTTGTCGTCGATGACACCGCATTTTCAGGAGTGGAAAATGTTGGGCGCCGTGATTGAGTACAAGACTCTGTCCTCACTTACTACTGGTGCTGCCGCCGGCATGGGTTCAGTTTCGATGATGATCCAGTACGATGTGTACAAACCCGCCCCCATCAACAAAACACAAGCCCTCAATGTCATGTTTGCCGTATCGGGTCGGCCTTGCGACAGCATGATGTTGCCTATCGAATGTGACCCAAATGAAACACCCAATCAACCATTGTACATGCTCACCGACAGCTTTTCGCCACCAGATCTACACGAGTACGTTATGGGGAAGTTCTTCCTCATTACCGTTGGCGGGCAGGCAGTCTACCCGTCGGCTGGGGAATTGTGGATTACGTACGACATTATGTTGATGAAGCCCATCATGCCTGCACCGGGATCGTTCGCCGTCATGTCGCACTTCCCTCTCAGCCCGTCAGACGGTGACGACGACTTTTTGCATCAGCTTACTGTGCCTGAGGATTTCAAGGGGATATCAGCCAAAATTCTAGCAAACGAGAAGTCTATCTCTTTTGATCCTGATTTGGAAGCCGGGACATCACTTTTCGTTTTGCTGACCATGTACGGAGAAGGGAAGGATTCCACTCTTGTGATGCCCAACGGTACCACCCTCATAAACGGTCTCACTACCGGTGCTGAGCTTGTCTCTCAAGGAGATGATGTGCAAAACGTGCTTCCTGAGATCAGTTCCCTCGGTTGTGTGAACGACGGAGAAGGGTATTTCGCCGGGTTTTATATGGGTTTTTACGTGTATGACGGAACAGGCACATGGGATGAACCACCGACACTCACATTCACTGGAGGATCCGGCGTTACTGATGCCTTCGGAGGGGATCTTATCATCTTCCAAACACCACCGGTGGAGGTTATCGACCCGACGTTGGCACTGAAAAGGATTGCCCGCAAGGCCATCGTTCAGCCCTCGTTGCGGCGGCAGAGGCTCAGGAAGGACCCGTTGTTGGTGCCAAATTCACCGACGCATGAGTTCAAGGATTGGGATCCGACAGACTGCCCTGTCCTTGAGGCGAAAAAAGGAGATGGGCCTCCCGCCTTGATGTTTCAAAAGGCTCAGGCAGCAATGCCCTTTTCTGCGTTCTTGGATCCGAAACCCACACGAAAGGAAGAAGTCGCTCCAAAATCGGGACGGCCAAGTAGTGCACCTGCGCCCAAAAATGCCCGCACAGACCCAGGCGACGGGAAGGAGAAAGTTGGCAGTTGTTCAGGATCTTCATCGAAAGGCGACGGGCCTTGGCCGAATGTTAACCCCGCTGGTACGGTTGTCCGCAGTTGTGAAATCAACCCCGTTTACCAGGCTCGAGCCTTAGCCGGCTGGAAAGTTCCGATGATTGCCCCCGTACCGTGCGTGGCGAAGGACGCAGACGGGAAGGTTGTTGATTTTTTCTTTTGGAACCCCGCCGGATGCACTTTCAGTAAGAGATTCCAAACCGAGGTCCTTGGGAAGAAAGGGTGGACTGACGAAGCTTTACTCCGGTCTGCGTGTATGGCGCGCAGTGGCGTGTGGTGCTACGGCAACACCACCCC